ATAATTACTTTAAGGATAAATTAAAATATGAAAATAATATATGATATTGAAACAAACGGTTTATTAGATACAGTTAGTAATATTTGGATAGCTGTTACTAAAAATATAGAAACAAATGAAATAATTACATTTAGTGATTATGATCCAGATAGCAAACCGTTAAATGAATTAATACCATATTTAAACAAAGCAGAAGTGCTTATTGGACATAATATTATTGCTTTTGATAATGTTATATTACATAAATTATTAAATTGGGAACCTAATAATATTAAATTTATAGATACAATGTTATTATCTCAAATGAATAATTATAGAAGAGAAGGAAAACATTCATTAGGTAATTTTGGTAAATTATTAAATGATGCTAAAGGTGATTTTAAAGAATTTGATAAATATTCAAAAGCAATGAAAATATATGCAATTCAAGATGTAAATTTAAATCATAAAGTTTATAATTATGTTGTTAAAGAAGCACATGAACTTATAACAAATAGACCTACTTATAAAAAAGCATTACAAACTGAACATGCTATTGCTGAATTATGTTCTAAACAAGTTAAAAATAAATGGAAATTTAATTTATCATTAGCTAAAAAACATTATGAATATTTAACTTTTGAAATGAAAAAAATTGAAGATAAGGTTAATCCAACTTTAAAACCTAGAAAAGTTATGATTGATAAAGAACCTAAAACAGCTAAATATTTACAAGATGGTAGATTTAGTTCTGTTAGTGCAAGAATGTTATCACAATTTTTAGGTGAGGAAATTAAACAAACTGATACTAATAAATGGAACTCTAATGATACATTTCAAAGATATCAAATGATTGAAGCAGATCTAGGTAATATGGAACAAGTTAGAGGTATGTTATTAGATTGTGGATGGAAACCAACTCAGTTTACACCTAAAGGAGAACCGAAAATAACTGAAGATAGTATACATACTATTGAAGGTGATTTTGGTAAAGAAATACTTCATTATTATAGTTTAAGATCTAGACATTCAGTTTTAAAAGGTTGGATTGAATTAGCTGAACAAAATAATGGACGTGTTTATGTTGAAGCATTTAATGTAGGTACACCAACATTTAGACAAAGACATTCTAAAATAGTAAATGTACCAAATGTTAATTCATTTTTTGGAAAAGAAATGAGAGAATTATTTACAGCTGATGATGGTAAAATTATGGTTGGTTGTGATAGTGCTGGTAATCAAATTAGAGCATTATGTCATTATTTAAATAGTAAAGATATAAATGAACATGTTTTAAATGGTGATATTCATCAAAGAACAGCAGATATTGTAGGTGTTAGTAGACAATTAGCTAAAAGCCTATTATATGCTACAATTTTTGGAGCGGGTTTTGCTAAATTAGGCAAAATGGTAAATGGAATTGAAGATCTAGAAAAAGGTAGAGAAGTTAAAAATAAATTATATGTTGCCTTTCCTGGATTAAAGGAATTAAATAATAGATTAAATAAATTTTTTTATACAACACAAAATAAAGACGGTATGGGTTTTATTCCAGCATTAGATGGGAGAAAAATATATGCTGAATCTTCATTTAAATTATTAAATTATTTATTACAAGCATACGAAGCAATTACAGTTAAATCGGCTGTTGTTAATGCTTTTAAAATGTTTAAAGATGAAAATTTAAATGTTGATATGTTAGGTTTAATTCATGATGAAGTTCAAGTTCAAACTAAACCAGAAAATATTAAAAGAGTAAAAGAAATATTATCTTATTCATTTGGTGATTTTATTACTAAAGAATTAAAATTAAATATTCAAATGGCAGGAGATGCTAAAGAAGGAAATAATTGGTATGAAACCCACTAATAAAATAATTGGTATTGTTGATGGTGATGTATTGGTATACAGAGCTTGTAATAAAGCCATAAAGGATAATTTAAATGTAAAAAAAACATTTGATAATATATACGAAGAAGTAAAAATGAATACTGCTTGTGATAATTATAGTTTACATATTTCAGGCGGTGGTAATTTTAGAAAAGAAATAGAACAAAACTTTTTAAAATATAAAGGCAAAAGACGAGAAAAACCTGATAATTATTTAGAATGCCGTGATTATGTTGCTAAAAAATATAATCCAATTATGGTACCTAATTATGAAGCTGATGATACAGCGTCCGTTGAAGCATATAAATATATTAAAAAAAATCAATTATATATGCTTATAACATTAGATAAGGATTGGAAAACTATTGGTGGTTTATTTTATAATTTATTGTATAATAATTTATCTGCTGTTTCTACAATTGATGGTATAGAATTTTTTCATCAACAATTATTAACAGGTGATGCTGTTGATAATATACCAGGTATTGAAGGTGTTGGTCCTGTAAAAGCTAATAAAATATTAAAAGATAAAAACTTAAATGAACAATTTGAAGCTGTAATTAAAGCTTATAAAACACATTATCCAGATGATTTTATTTCAAGATTAAATGTTATGGGCACAATGTTATACCTTATAAAAGATTTTAAAGATCATTCTAAATGGTCTATAGAATATTGGAGAGGATATATAAATGGCATTTAATCAAAAAAAATATAATCAATCTATTAGAGGTATCGCTGTTACAGCTTGTAAAGCTTCTAAAAGGCGTGCTAGGATTAAAAATTTACCATTTAATTTATCATCAAATTATTTGGAAAGTATTTTTCCTAAAAATTGTATATGTCCTATTCTTGGTTATAAAATGAAAGTATCTAATATTAATTTAGGTAAACTAAGTCCAACATTAGATCGGGTTAATCCAAGATTAGGATATATAAAAGGTAATGTAGAATTTGTAACAAATATAGCAAATTTAATGATGACTTCTGCTAATGGTAAAGATATTAAAAAGTTTGTTAAATGGGCTACAAAAAGATATAAAATAACAAGAGAGGAAATATATGGGTAAAAACACAACATTTATAAAACATACAAGCTGTGAACCTTGTGGGTCTTCAGATGCAAATGCTGTTTATTCAGATGGTAGTACATATTGTTTTAGTTGTAAAAAAACTAATCCAAGTGGAACAGAAGAAACAAATATAGAATTTAATGTAATACAATCACATTTAACTTTAGATGAAATAGCTAATTTACCTATTGAAAGTTTTAGAAACATATCTAAAAAAGTTTTATATAATGCTGGTGTTAAAATTGAATATGATGAAAATAGAAATATTATTAGTCATTTTTATCCTATAACAGTTAATAAAAAAATTAAAGCATATAAGAAAAGAATAGTTGCTACCAAGAATTTTAAATCTATTGGTAAAGCAGAAGTACCTGAATTATTTAATCAATGTAATAGTGGTAAAAGAAAAAATTTAGTTATTACTGAAGGTGAAATAGATTGTTTATCTATATTAGAAATGCTTACAAAAGCTAAAGCTCAATTTGATGTAGTTAGTATTGTTAATGGGGCCCAAAGTGCAAGACGTAATATAGCCTCTAATTTAGATTTTATTAATAAATATGAAAAAGTATTTTTAGCATTTGATAATGATGAATATGGTATTGAGGCTGCAAAAGATGTTGCACATATTATTAAACCTGGTAAAGCACATATTGTAAATAGTATTCATAAAGATGCTAATGAAGCTTTATGTAAAGAGCAAATAGATTCATATTTACAAGATGTATGGAGTGCTAAAACTTATAAACCGGATAATTTTGTCAGTGGTGAAAAAATATGGGAAGCATTTAAAGAACGATCTGAAATTAAATCTGTACCTTATCCCGATTGTTTAAAAGGTTTAAATGATAAATTATTTGGCATGAGGTTAGGCGAAATTACTTTATTTACATCTGGCACAGGATCTGGAAAATCTACTGTTGTTAAAGAAACAATATTAAATTTATTAAATAATACTGAAGATAAAATAGGATTAATATCTTTAGAAGAATCTATTGGTGATACTGCTACAAGATTAATAGGTATGTCTATTAATAAAAATATTAGATTTCCTGATGATGTTACTGAAGATGAAGCGCGTAAAGGTTATGAAAAAGTATTTGGTGATGAAAGATTAATATTATTAGATCATCAAGGTTCAGTAGCTGATACTTCTTTATTAGATAGGATTGAATATTTAGCAGCCTTAGGTTGTAATTATTTAATACTCGATCATATTACAATAGCTGTAAGTGAAGGAGTTGATGGAGCAACAGGTAATGAAGCAGTTGATAAGGTTATGAGTTCTTTATTAAAAATTGTTAAAAGATATAATATTCATTTAACATTAATATCTCATTTAAGAAAAAGTTCTGGTGAAGGTAAGTCTTTTGAGGAAGGAGTTATGCCTAATTTAGATTCAATTAAAGGATCTGGATCAATTAAGCAAATAAGTTTTGATATAATAGGTTTTGCTAGAAATATGATGGCAACTGAAAAATCAAATAGAAATATAGTTAAATTTGCTGTATTAAAATCTAGATTTAGTGGTGATACCGGAATGTGTGGACAAGCAATTTATAATGTAGACACAGGAAGATTAAATTATAATGAAAGTAATTTAGCTTTTAAAGAAGTGTTATAACCAGTTTCGGTTAGAAGTTAGAACTGTATGTAAGACCTTTAAGGCAACAGCTAACA